AGTTATTAACAATGTAGAAAGCGGAGTAACAATTATATTCTTTGTTATTAAAGCACCTGTTCCACCATTACCACCTTTAGTTCCTAAAACTGATACAGCACCACCACCCCCTCCTCCTGCTCCCGCTACAGTCCCCCTCGCTCTTGTCACACCCGCCGGGAACGTAACTGTATATGTTCCCGGAGTCCTATATTCAATCTTGTTATAAGGTGGCTTTGCCTGACTCAAAATCGCATAAGTATTCGTACCTTTTTTGACCCTGCCTTGTGTACAAAAGGCATCAGATGTCCCCCCCAGCTTTGCATATGCTTTTGTGTTAGAAGCAGTAACCGTAACATATTCGCCGCCGACTTCTTCTGTGGTACTATAGAGATTGCATGGAACGGCGGCTTCACCGTTGCGTTTGACATAAAGTTTCGCATTTAATAATGCCATTTATTCCATCACCAGCCCTAAATCCACATCTGAACAATCTGTGTCAAAAGAAATAGCTTGTACCGACGAAATATCAGTACAAGCCTTTATTTTTACTTTTAGTTTCCTATATTGAAAATGTAGTTCCTCTGAGCGTGTTGCCGCTAAACTATTGATTGCTTCAAAATCAGCAACGGTAACTTCTGTAATACTTTCATCAGCACAAGTCCAAAGCCTAGAAGCAACCCCTGTATTTTCAAGGTCTTCCTTTGCGATACGCATACGTTCACGTGCTTTATCATCGTAATCGAAAAGTTTATCTTTATACTCAATAACAGCTACTTCTCTTAGGTCTCTTTCCGCTTTCATTAGGGCTTCTTTATGAGCCTTTTCGGACTCTAAAGTTGGTTCAGTATCAGGAGGTTTCACCCATACGATACCTACACCTTCTTTATACTCTTGGATATAACCAACTTCACAATCAATATTAGTAACATCAATCCAATATGTCTTTGGGTCAAATATTGTTGCTAAATCTGCTTTCTCCAAGTCAGTCTCAAAGATATAAATTATTTTGCCATATAAAGGCTGTGCGAACCTATTTTTTGCCATTAAATATCACCTCCGTATTCTATAATTACCCAACCATTAGACCCGG